ACCTCGAAAGCCGATACGGAACTTTGGAAGATACGCAATACGGTAGACAACCGTATCAAGTTCCCTTATACCGCCAAACCTAAAGAACACCTCAAACTAATTGTCGATAATCTGAACAGGCGTTCTTCGGGCTGGGTAATCGGTGACTGTATAGATGGTACGGAAAAGCTGATTAACTACAACCATACCTATTGCTTGGACGGTTTAAGCCAACTGGCAGAAATTTATGAAACAGAATATCAGATTACGGAAGCTGTTATAGAGGGTGTTCATACAAAGACTGTACACCTAAAGAAAGTCGAATACAACAAGGATAATCCCCTTACTCTTTCTTATGGTAAAGGACATGGCTTTAAAACTGGTGTAGGACGGGAAAGCGGTGACATTCCGCCTGAAATTATCCTTGTAGAAACGACTGATAGAAACATAGATTATTCAAAATACGGTGCGAAAGAATTGCTGATGCCCAAATCACAGACCATTCGTTATGACGGTACGCACTTCGATGGAGAGGACGGTTTCAACGCTGCTATCTCCCGAACTTATAAGACTGACGAATACGGTACGGCCGTTATGCGTGCCGACCATGAGCTAACCACTGCCAAAGAGGATAGCCTGGATTGCACAGAGATTTACCCGTCACGCGTGGGAAAGGTTAGTGAGGTTAGAACAGTAGATACGAAGAAGCATTTCTATGATTTTTACGATAATGATATTCCCGATAACCTCAATTTTAAGGATTGTCTTATCGAGGGTGAGAAGATGACTGTTATCTTTCAGTCCGGCATGCTTTCCGGTAAAGAATTTGAAGTGAGGTACACCCATGTAGGGCGTAAATTCGAGATAATCCCGCAGGAGATAGACGGTATCACCATGCCGGACGGTGGCGTATGGATGCCGGAAGTTGGCGACAAATACGCAGTGTTCGGTATCCAGTTGCCCGAAGCCTATATCAGTGACAATGCTACAAGAACGGGCGCATCATGGGATGTGTTCCGGGAAGCCGTCAAGTATCTCTACGAACATGAAAACAAGATGTTCACTTTTACTGGTACATTGGATGGCATTTGGGCAAAGAAACGTTGGTTACAGGTTGGCGGTAAAATCGTATTGGGTGGTTTCGTGAACTTTACGGACAATCAGTTCCATCCCGAAGGCTCTCTTATCCGTATGGTAGGTATCAAACGGTTTGTAAATAACCCGTACAGCCCCGAAATAGAACTGTCCAACACTCCGGTAGGTACATCCGTTGCCAGTGAACTTAATAAGATAGAAACGAACGAGGTGCAGGTTGAGGAGAACCACAAGAAGGCACTTCAATTCACCAAGCGTTACTATCGTGATGCAAAGGAGACAATGGAAATGATTGCCGACAGCCTGCTAAACTTTTCCGGTGCAATCAACCCGATAACGGTTGCCACGATGCAGATGCTCGTTGGTGATGAAAGCCTCCAGTTCCGTTTCGTGAACTCCAAGACCGACCCGGTGGTAGTCAACCATGATATTAGTTATAATCCGAGTACAAAGGTTCTGAACGTTCCGGCAGGTATCATCCAGCACATGACATTAGGGATTAAGACCTTATCCAATGCTCATGCAGCCGGTGATTACAAGTATTGGGATATGGCGGAATACAATTCCCCCTCACTTGTCAATCCGGAAAAGAAATTCTATTTATATGCCAAGTGTAGTAAGGATAACCAATCAGGGATATTCCTTTTGAGTGAAACTGCTATTGCGTTGGAACAGATAGACGGATATTATCATCTGCTTGTCGGTATCCTTAACAGTGAGAATAACGAGGAGAGAAGCTTTGCCACTTTGTACGGATTTACGGAGATATTGCCCGGACGAATAACTACGGATAAGATAGTTTCTTCTGATGGTAAGACTTATTTTGATTTGGTAACGAATGAGATAGCCGGACGTATCAGGTTTTTGAATGGTCTTATTTCCGGTTTGGTCGGTATCGGTAATGACGATGGTATTAATGCCGGTATGTCCGGTGAGGGAAATTCCGGTTCTGATGTACGTATATGGGCTGGAGCCAATGAAACAAATAGGGGAAAAGCTCCTTTCAGGGTACTTCATGACGGTAAATTAATAGGTACTGATGTGGATTTATCAGGTATTATCCATCTCAATGCCGAATATCTTAAAATATCTAATGGTATTGATATTGATAGCGGAAGCCTTATTACAAAAAGCGCTCATTTAGTGTTGCCGGAAATTGAAGGTGATTATTCACGTGTAATTCGTTGGGTGGTACCCTTGTTTACAAGGGTTATTATACAAATACGGCTAGAAACAGCTAATTCCAGCGTGCTTATAGCTCCTAACGGTGATGCGTTGAATCCGGTTTCATCGCTTTCAATTAATGTAGGAATGGATTCCGGGGAAATAGTTGGCTTTAAAAAGAATGGTTATACTTATTGGAGTGTATTCAAACATATGCATGAGGAGTTGTAAACCTGCAAATAACAAACCTTTTACCAATTGTTCGTTATCTGCGATGTAAAAAAATGGCAAGTCTGTTTCTCTGAACTAATTTTGTGAAAAACAGAGAAATGGGTATGTTATTTAGAAAATTATCAATGTGGTTGCATAAACTGTGTGAAGATGCACGGAGCTTTGATAATAGACTTTTAAGAATAGTAGCATAGAATACACAAGCCTTTGAGCTAACGTACCCATACGTTGTGCTCAAGGCTTTTTTATTGATATAACATTATGCCGTTAATAAAGAAGAAAATATCAGAGTTGCCTCTTGCCGATAGCCTAAAGGGATTATATACCATTGGTTACAAAATCATAGATGGTATCAAGACCAGTGTAAAGGTTAGCTTGGAAGATATTCAGACCGCTTATCAGGATGTCGTTAATGCAATTAAAAAATCCGAGGAAGCGACCAGTAACGCAAATAATGCTGCTGTAACCGCCGAAGAAAAAGCCACCGCCGCTAATACAGCCGCCCTAAATGCCGAAAAGGTTGCCAACAATCCGACATACATCGGCAAAGACCACTATGTCTATGTGTATAACAAGGATACGGAAAGCTTCGACAGGACGGATATTTATTGCAAGGGTGAACCGGGAAGCTCTTTCCGTGTGGCTGGCGAATACGCCACCCTTGAAGCCTTGAAATCTGCCGTTCCCGATGGTTCGGCAGTTGACGGGTTCATGGCTGTAGGCACGGAAGCCCCTTACGAATACTACGCATGGGTGAACGGTGAATGGGTAAGCCAGGGAAATATAGGCGGTATAGACGAAGCGCCAACTGATGGAAAGGCATACGGTCGTAAGAATGGGGATTGGGCGGAAGTCTCTGATAAGAAATATGTCGATGACAGCATTTCAAGCGCTCGTAGTGTTGGCTACATGATGCAGCTTACAGAGATTGACGCTACCGGGTTGGATGAAAATACATGGTATCCGGTTACGATTGCTGCTGGAGAAAGAATGAACATACGAGTAGAAGTGCTGGTATCATTAGATAGCGGTACAAAACCGTCATGGTCTCAACATGAGAGAGGTTTTTCTACTCGTAAAATTTGGGAATTTGTTCCGAATGCTTGGGGCGTTAATCGTGATAGCAATATTACTATATACTTATCAGATTTCGTTCATGCAGATATAGACCCTGTGAGGGGTTTAGGTAATTTGAGCCACTTTGATACATGCTATGTTTTTGTACGAGGTGGTGGTAAATACCACTTTTATGCTTCTCATGAAGCATACGTTACTCTTCGTACTGATACGTATAAACCCGAGGGAGGTACACAAAGTGTTAGTCCAACTATTGAAACGCCTGCGGAAATAGTGGCGGATATAGCTACGAAGAAGTATGTGAAAACTACTCATTATGGTAAAACTATCGTCGTTTCTAATATTGGTAAATTTTTATACAATGTAAGTCTTGCTGGAGCTGATGCCGAACAACGAACAATTGATTTATTTGGCAATATTGATAATTTTAAGAATGTTGTAGCTGATATTTTAGCTAATCATACAAGATATTATTTTCACATTAATAATAATCTTAATAACAATTGTATAGAATTAGGTTGCGTAAATGCTTGGAGGGCAAATGATAGTACGTCTTACGAACTACATTTTGTTATTACTTATTTTGAAAATAATCCTGTTAAGATGTTTACCAATCGTATTTCTATTATCTCAAATGACGATAATAGAGAAAGTAAAGTAATTATTGCTTCTCTTGTTAATAGTGATAATATTAATACTCTTACTAAGAAAACCTCCGCTGAATACAAGGGTATTGGTTCTAAAGATAAAGAAACAATGTATGCTATAACAGATGTTTGATATGAGAGAGAGATAATAATTTAGAGTGTAAATATAAATCTTGATATTAAAAAATGGAGATGGGTAGATATGATTAAAATTGAAACTACACCTATTAGTAATCTTGCTGTTGGAAATAAAAATATTGATTTGCTTAATATCGGTAATAATGTTGTTTATGCCGGCTATTCTTATCCTTGTGTTGGTGAGTATAATTTTAATCCTATTACTCTTCAACAATATATTGATTTGCCTTATGTTGGAGACCCTAAAAATTATACAAGTAACCTATACTTTTCAAAATATATAGAAAGTTTTGAATATAGAATTGTAGCAGCTGGTATAGATAGCGGTTTTGAAGTTTGTGCTCTTAATGAACAAGTAGCTCCTGGTGTTTATGGTTCTGTTATTAATAATGGCAATTATGCTACTCTAATTGGTATGTGTAATCCTCGTTATGTTTTTAACGAAATGAATATAACGTGTCTTACTGAATTTAAAATTGATGGTAAATTATACAGCTATAATATAAGAAGCTAATTATAAGAATTGAATTTAACTTATTTGATTATGAGAGTAAAAGTATTTTATGAAAACTGGTTTGCCAAACTTATCCTCTTTGGCGGCTACACAACAATCATGCTCTTCGGCTTCATCTTTACGAAGCTGAAAGAACTGTCCGAAACAACCATACGCCATGAACGAACACACCAGAAGCAGTTCTTCGAGTGTATGGAGATAGCGGCTATCCCGTCCGTATTGCTGGCGTTCTATGTCAGTGTATGGTGGTTGTTACTTATCCCGCTATTCTACTACATTTTGTATCTGACAGAATGGTTTGTGAGCTTTATATACCATCTGTTTACAGACAGCAAGATTGGGGACGGTAAGGTCAATAAAAACGCTTACCGTGCGAGCGCATTTGAGATGGAAGCCAAACTCAACCAGGATAATTCGAACTACTTGAAAGAACGTAAATGGGGTGCATGGTTCAGATACTACGGCAAGATATGAAAATCCCGTCCTACTCTCACGAGCAAAACGGAATGACAGTAGTTAGCTTATTTGATAAGAGACACAAAGATATGAATAATTGACAAATAACGATAAGATGAAGAATAACATTATTACCCAAAGCATACCGGGTGGTTTCTCAGTAATAGCAAGCAGTTTTATTGCGCAGTCATTGGAACACATGATACCGTGGCTGATAGTGACATTTTCAGTCGTTGTATGCGATTTAATGTTCGGGATAAGGAAATGCCTGCTATTGGGTGAAGAGTTTCGGTTTTCAAGTGCTGTGCGCCGTACTATGGGTAAAATGGTGACATACTTTGCTTTTGTCTGTATGGTGGTGATGATAAACATTGCTTCCGGCAATAAATGGAATATTGATGTGTATTCATGCTTGTTTGTCTGCTTCATAGAGTTCTGCTCTATCATAAGCAATATTTTAAAGCCAAAGGGATATAATTTCAATTTACTGAAAGCGTTGGGATTGTTCGGAAAGAAAGTGCTCGATGTCGAGAAAGAAGATATGAATGAAATAATAACTAAAGATAAGGAGTAACAAAATGAAAAAGAAACTGATTATTGCAGCGATTGTTATCGCTATCATCGTGGGAGTTATGCTTTACATGCACTACACACCGTTTTGGGTGAACCTGACTACTGTTGCATCATTCGGTGTCGGTGTTGTTGCCGGATGGGTGGCTCGTTTAGTTTATGACAAATATTTCAAGGAGGATGTGCAGAATGAAAATATTGATTGACAACGGGCACGGAAGTAACACTTCGGGCAAGTGTTCACCGGACGGAAGATTGAAAGAGTATGCGTATACCCGTGAGATTGCCATACGTTTGGAAGCCGAATTGCGCAAACAAGGCGTTGATGCCGAACGTATCGTCAAAGAGGAAATAGACGTTCCTCTATCGGAGCGTTGCCGTAGGGCGAACGAATACAAGGCAAGTGACACAATCCTCGTATCTATCCACTGTAATGCAGCGGGAAGCGGCTCTGAATGGATGCAGGCACGTGGTTGGGAAGCGTGGACTTCGGCAGGTCAGACGAAAGCCGATAAATTAGCTGATAGCTTATATGTGGCAGCCGGACGACTTTTGCCGGGTATGAAGATACGCAAGGATATGACGGATGGCGACCCTGATAAGGAAAGCGGGTTCTACATTTTGAAGCACACGAAGTGCCCGGCAGTCCTTACAGAGAACCTATTCCAAGACAATAAGGAAGATGTTGGCTTCTTATTATCGGAAGAGGGGAAGCGGGCAATAGTGGACTTGCATGTGCAGGGAATTGTGAACTATTTGAATAACTCTAAAAAGTAAACATCATGGCAGCAGAAGTTTTATCATTTCAACAAGAAGAAGGCAAAACAGCGTATTACGCAACGTTTGTCAGTGACGGTAATCCCGTTACCATACAGATAAAGAACAAGGGCGGAATGGTGACTGTATTTGCCAATATCGAGGGCATGAATCCTATCCCGCTTTCCCCAAATGCCAATCAAGCCTTAGGTCCTTCCAATGTGATATTTCGTCTTATTGGCATAGCGGCAGGTATGGAAATTACAATAAGAAGTGCTACGAAAGTGTCAGAAGCCAAAATGATTAAAGAGGGATAGCCTATGAAACCAATCACTATCCCTCACATCAGCATTCCTATAATCGGCATTCCCGTAATCAGCATACTTACCATAGGGTTTCCCGGTGCTGGCGGGAATAAGCCGCATCCATTTCCTGACGGAGGGGCTTTATTATTAGCCAATGACGCTCCATTGTTGTTGACTAACGGAAAGCCGATATTGCTTACAAGTAAAAATAAATAGTAGTATGGAAGAGAAAACAGAAAAAGGACAACAAATTGGACAACTCCCCAAAAGAGACGTTTTGACGGGTAATGAGCAGTTTCCATTTCAAGAAGACAGAGAAAACGGTTCTATCACCCCTAACGCCCTAAAGAGTTTCATTAGTTCCGGTCTTGCGGATGACGAAGACCTTGTGTCTGTAGACAAAGGGGAAAACTTAAGTGTTTTAAAATTTGCCGACCGCCCTTTTAGTCCTGACATATTCAGCGGCAAGGGGTATAAGATATTGCGTAGGAATATTGTTGGTAGAAAGAATATTCTTACCCAGGAAATGATAAATCAGCCTGATACTATATACGAAATCAGGTATGATTTTGATTTGGATGGCGCTGAGATAAGCATTCCTGAAGGGTGTATTCTAAAATTTAATGGGGGGCGTTTTTTAAATGCGTTGAATATCAAAGGGGATGTAGAAAACAAATACTTAATGCCGGAATGGTTTGGCGCGTCCAACGACGGTAAAACAGACAGCTCTGATGCATTTAATGCAATCGTGCGGATATGTCGCAGTATAAGATGTTCCAATAAGAAGACTTATCTGTTTACCAAAGACATAGATGCAAAGATTTTGAATGAATTGTCGATTGACATGAATATGTCTTCTTTCATAGATTTCCATATTGTCATAAACATGAATGATGGAATAAATGATTGGAGAACGGCATACTCTTCTATCGGGCTTTCAATCAAAGAAGGATTTATCATGTCTAAAGGCAGCGATACGAAATACCGTAATTGGCAAATTCCTGTCATAATCAGTGGGGTTCCTGTACATTTGGATAATATGAATATAAGGCGGGTTCCTTATATACTGGCATTGGCTGATAGATATATTGATGTCATGCGTTGGCATAATGTCATTTATTATTCATGGGAGGATACCTATTCAGATGTAACATACCGGCTTGATGCTATAAATGTGGTGTTAAGGGATGGTACTATATCCAAAATGAATGAGGGACAGGAGTTAGCGGGAGATGCTTGGATATTTAACTCGGTAAATGAATTCAGAGGGTATAACGAAAAAAGGACTTTTGATTATAAGTTAGGTACATTCAGAGGAGGACTGTATACTAACTTCATTAATTGCATACAAAGCAATATAGCATTAACTCAAAAAATCAAAGCTAATTTTACCGGCTGTCACTGGGAAGCCAGCGGAGTTACAATTGAAGGTGGTGGAGGTCTCATTCAAGCCAACTTTATAGGCTGTTATTTTTATATGAATAGCAGGATATTAAGTGAAAATCAAGGTGTAACATATATTGGTTGTTATTTTAGAGGGTTATGGGATAAAGCCGGAGATATGACAATGCCTGAGTTTTTGAATAATACTGATATTGTAGATATGAATTGCGTATTTCTCAACTGTAGAATAGGGGGAACATTGGTTGATACAAATTGGTACAAAGCCTGTTATTATAATTATAATAGAACGACTTCATTAGGTATGCGCCAGTATGTTATAGATGCTTTTAACAAAAAAAATATTGAATTAAAGGATATCGGTAACATTATTAATAATCGGGAGAATGGAAATTATAAATATACAATATATCTGTTGTGTGGAGAAAATATACCTATTGCCAAACGTGCGTTTAATATAGATATTACCGATAGTGATAAAGAGAAAACACCATATTTCTATATAAACCCTGGTAAGAACTATGGGTTTGAGGTATACAGAGAGTCACCTAACGGGAAAAAAGAAGTTGTTGTTGGATTCAGTTCGGTTAATGACGTTGAAACCTTATCGTTTCAGGATTTTTCAGACTGTGCATTAATCGGTGAACATGATTCTACCTGGTCAAGCATGAAGACATCGGTATTGCTGTGGAAACCGGTAAAGGACGATATACCGGACAAAGCTTTATACCCGCATCTTTTTTACAATCAGGGAGTCTTGGTGTCAACGAGTGGGAATTTAAAAAGTCCGATTACTGATTTTCTCGCAATTCCATATTTAAATGTAGGAGTTACTTCACAACGTCCTGGCAATGCAGATAATGGTTTTCAATTTTTTGATGTGACCCTGCGTAAACCTATATGGTGGAACGGTTCTTCATGGGTAGATGCCAGTGGAGCTACGGTGTAGTATCTTACTAATTATTTAATTATTTATGGTATGAGAAATAACATCTTAGGTGCGGTGGTCTATCTATCCACCGCCATAGTATTCGGTGGCAGCACTGCACTGCTGATGCTCTTCGTTAAGGAGAACAGCGACCGTTGTCACTACTATAACGGCAATTGGAGCAAAGCAGACTTGCTGTGTGGAGTTGTCGCAATATGTGCTGGTATGGTTGTAAATCATTATTTGTTGAGGTCATGAAAAAACTACCCTGTATATTGATTGTATTGCTGGCAATCACTTGTGTGGTGGCGTGGTTCCGCCTGCTCGAGCCTCTCCCGGCAGAAATACGTACCGAGACGAAGATACAGACAGTTGTCAAACTTGACACGGTTCTTATCTCCGCACCGATAGCGGTCTTTTGGCAGATATTGCCGAATGACACAGTACGTATAGGTGATACTTTACTTCACCGCAAACGGGTTGTATATGAAGATAGCCTGTATCGTGCGGTGGTGAGCGGATATGTAGACCCGCGGCTGGATAGTATGCAGGTCTTTCCTAAGACGGTTTATCAGACAGTAACAAATGACATCTATCATCCGGTTCCCATCAAGCCGAAGAAAAAGCGTTGGGGATTGGGGTTGCAGGCTGGATATGGGTATCCAGGCGGCATGTACGTAGGCGCAGGAATAAGTTATAATCTATTTGTATGGTAAGAAAGAAATTAACGATGTAGAAGTTGGCTTGTAGCTGACACTCTTTCGGGGGCTTAGAGTATAAAGAAAGCCCCCAACGTTCAAATAATTATTGCCACATAAAAATTTGAAAAAAGCATAAGACACCGCACGTTGGAGGCTTTAATATCTTCAACACGGTATCTTATGCTTTGTTCGTATATAATCAAATATTTTATGTGGCAGGGCAAAGATAAATATAAAATTCAGAAAAACTATGTGTAAGTCAGAAATCTTTGCCGAAACAATCAATCTCGTGGCGCAGGAGACCGAAATTACCGCCAGCCGAATACTATCTTCGGATAAGGATGCGGAAACCGTAGACGCCCGCTATTTGCTTGTACAGTTGCTTGTTGAAAGGGGGATGTATCCTTCGCAGATAGCTCCTAAAATCCACAAAACCAAACGCGCGATAAACTACATGATTTCCAATTTTCAAGAACGTATGGAAGGCGGGAAAATGTTGAGAATATATTGGGAAAACATTAGGAAAGCGTTGGGAAACAACTGATTTCATGGCAGTATCGGTATTTATACTTTTGTGATGCGGTTGATTTTGACCGTAATACAAAATATAAATCTCTATGGAAAGAACGTATGTCTTCAACCAAGACGGGAACAACGGAAATGGTGGCGGAAGCAAATTCGACATCATGGCTATGTTGCCCAACTTGATGGGAAGCAAGGGTGTAGACCCCGGACTTCTCGCTTTACTGAACCAGGGACGTGGCAGCCAAGACCAATGGGGCGGCTCGTGGTGGTTCATCTGGATTATCCTTTTGTGGTTCTGTTGGGGCGGCAACGGCTTTGGCAACCGCTTTGGCAATGGTGGCGGTCTGCCTGCCGAGCTTAACGGTGATGTCGGTCGTGAATACCTGATGTCAGCCATTCAGGGCAATGGCAATGCCATCAACCAGCTTGCTTCTTCTTTGAACTGCTCTACCCAACAGTTACAGAGCGCCCTGTGCAACATCCAGGGACTTATCGCCAATGTAGGAAATCAGGTGGGCATGTCAAGCCAGCAAATCATCAACGCATTCCAGTCCGGAAATCAGGCTGTTCTTACTCAGATTGCAGATTGCTGCTGCAAGACTCAGAACGCCATTACCACAATGGGCTATGAGAACCAGCTTGCGATGTGCAATCAGACCAACGCGCTTGTCAACACAGCCAATCAGAATGCACTTTCATTGCGTGACGGTGCTACCGCCAATACCAATGCTATCCTTGCGAAGCTGGACGCCATGCAGAACCAGGCATTGCAGGATAAGATTGCGGCTCTTACAGCAGAAAAAGCCACTTTGACTGCTGAAATCTCCCAACGTAACCAGAATGCTACTATCCTGAATTCAGTAGGACAACAGATTGCTCCTTTGGCAGCAGGCTTGCAGGCATTGCAGTCCGATGTCGATGGAATAAAATGCAAGATGCCTAACACCGTTCCGGTTGTTTACCCTAATATTCAAGCCATCAACACAGATTGTTTCCGTGCTGCGGCTTTCGGTGCTTACGCCGGTGATGCAATGTATGGACGTGGCGGTTGTGGTTGTAACAACTACTGGGGTTAATTCCGGTAAGAAAGGGGGTAATTATGTGGCCTAACTTTTTTACAGGATTTCCTTTCTTGTTCCCTACTATTGGAAGGGCTAATTTCAATACCCTTCCTACGGTAGCCGTAACGGTCGGCACGGAGAACGTGACTTTGGAGCTTCCTAACCATGCGTTCCGTAACAGAAGCTATGTAGGCGGTTTCTATGTCAGTCTCCGCCAGGCGATACCAGCCGGCACGACTGCTACACTCCCAATACTGATAGGGACTAACGGGGATACAAGACCGTTGCTGGCTTACAACAATGAGCCGGTGACTGTCGGCAACCTTGCCGGAACGGGTATCTACGAAATCCACTATAACAAGTACACCAACGAACTGTTCCTTGTTAACGGTGGGTATCGTCCGACAACCGCATCGACACCGACTCCGACAGCAGAAGCAACCGCTCAAAAGAGCAAGTAGTTAACATGGGGCTTTGTGGTTGTTTCCAAAATGGAAATAGCCACACCCCTTTAAAATCAAACCAATATGTTTCAAAATCTACGAGTTAACAGTACATTATTTCTTCTTCACAGAGGGGCAAATCCAAGTTTGGAATGTGGGCAGGTCGTTAATGCAAGCCCTATAAAAACTATATATAAGACTGTTCCCAACATGCCTTATCCACAGCCGGTCCAAGTTATTGATTTTGTCGTGAATATAAACGGGCAAAATGTTAATTTGCAAGAAATACCGGCTAATGCCAATATTGCCGATGATGTTAAAACGGGGATGCTGATTACTGGTTCAAGAGACGAGATGAACACCGAGGTCCTTACTATGAAACAGAAGAGCGAGGATGTTCTAAAAAGCGTGGAATATCATCAGAACTTTCTTAGGGTGTGTGACCAGATGCTTGCCACGCTTAACCCGGAATTTGCAGCCAAGCAACAGCAGGAACAAGAAATATCCGCATTGAAAGGGCAAATGTCCAATATGGATAAGAACATGCAGGAGATGAGCAGGAATATGGCTGACCTCATTGCGCAAAACCAGAAATTAATGGAACAGCTCGGAGTTGCTGAAACATCTAAAACAAAGAAATAATATGGGAATGTGGGAAATATTGGAAGAAGGACGCGGAGAATATGATCGTGACTTCGGTATGAGAGGCGGTAATCCTATGGAAGAAGCCTATAGAGAGGGTTGCCGTTATGGTTACGAGAAAGCCATGCGTGAGATGCAGGGCGGTGAAATGGGCTATCGTAACAGCGGTGGTTCACGCGGTGGAAGCTATAGCGGCGGCTCAGATATGGGCGAACGCCGCATGCCGGGTTACTTCCCGGAATATCCGGTTTACAGCGAACGCCGCGGTTCACAGCCTTACGGTGATGATATGGGCGAACGCAGACGCAGACGCGCCAACGGAGAGTTCATGTAATGGAGAGGGGATTATTCCCCTCTTTTGCCAATCACTTAAAATCAGGAAAATATGAAACAAAGATTAGATACATACGACAGAATACCGCCTGCAATGGCCGACTATCTCAGCCAGTACGGATGGCATTTCAGCAAGAAGATGTGCCTATGGGCTGTTTCCCGCATGAAGATGGAAAACAAATCTACGGGCAAGGAGGAAAAACTTGAACCAATCAGCAAAGAGCAGGTAGAGGAACTTCTTAAAAAGTACAGTATAAACCTGGAGAAGGATGCAGGGTACGACAGCGTTTACGTGGCAAACATGGCGAAGTCGGATTACTACAAAAGTTCTATCACTGACGAAGCACATCTCGCATTGTTCATTAAGGATTACATAGATGATGTGGACGCTTACAATGGAATGCCTTTCACTCGGTTCTATGCCGACTGCATAGGCTCCGGCAATCCTATCATGTGGGAACAGATGATGTAGCCTATGATAATACAGGAATTTTACATACCGGATTATGATTGGGAAGTAAGGGTATATTATGCGGTGGACTGCTATTATACCGACCGCATCATCGCCGACCTTCAGCGGGTAGGATGCAGGGGGCTGGATTTGGTGAATGCCTATAAGAACATGCGCTCCTGCAATCTGAATACGGGTATCACTTACTCTAATATCCGAAACAGACAAACCGTAATGGTTATAGCCCTTACTTCTTCCCCGGCAGAGTTTCAGAACTCTTTCGACCATGAAAAGGGGCATCTATGCCGGCATATCTCACGGGCGTTCGGCATCGACCCGTATGGAGAAGAAGCGCAGTACCTTAGCGGATATGTGGGACAGAAGATGTTCCCGGTAGCGAAGAAATTTTTGTGTGAACATTGTAGACGTAGCTTATGTGGAAAATAGTACAAGCCATTTTATCAGGCAAATCACGGGAAGAAGTATACAACATGCTTTCTCCCGAACAGAAAGATACGCTGAACAGCCTTGCCGCGGCAAATGGCATAAACCGCCAACAACGTAGAAAACTTGAACGTGATGCGAAAAAGGGATTACATAGATGAACTGCTTGAATTGGCGGACAATGTCCTTTACATGGACTATTGCCGCCTTTTCCGGGTTATCCAATGGAACGTTTAGAACGCTTTGAACGGGTTCTCCATTGGGTTATACCGCTTGCCGTTTTGGTGAGGGTATTAGCTTGGTGTCTCTAATTCTTTTGCTTTAACCGTATGATTTCTGCCCCACATTACTGCGTTATACAGCGAAGTGGCATACATCTTAACCTCTTCCTTGCTCTCAAGGAAATCAACCTTAGAGGCTGCTATCATAGCCTCTGTATAAATCTCTTTGTTTAAAATATTATTCTCTTTCATGTTATCTGCATTTAACTTTTGTAAGTCCATACTTAGCCAACCTTAGATATATCGTCCTTACACTTGTCTCTGATTATTCTGTCTGCTTTTCTCATTGGTTCAATATTTTAATAGCTCGCTCAACATCATCTTCCGACAATCCCAATAGAGTATCAGTCTTTACAAAGTGTTCAGCTTGTTCAAGAAGCATATCGCTATCATCATCCAGTATCACGTAATTAAAATCAGATCCAATCTCTTTATAGTTCCAATTTTTTCCATTTTCAGAGTGGATATGAGTGTCAATCCATTGTTTTATCTCAACTCCACGAGGAATGCTAAGATGAATACCTTGCATAATGTAGGCATACGCTCTTATAGTTACTCCTACAATTCTATCAGCGTATGGAAATGGAAACGGGACTGAATGTCTTATGGTTGTTAATTCCCTTTTTGTATCTTCTACCGTGTTTCTTCTCCAAGACGAAGAAATGACAATATTGGCATCTGTAGCATCTATAATCTTACCAAGTAAATCACACGCATCCTTATCAAGTGTATAATGTGACTTTTCCGTGGAAATTACTCCGTCTATATCAAGAAATATAATTTTCATGTTCAATGTATTATACTAAATTTATGATACCATTTATCTGCATAACTGAACCATCCTATAATGAATGATTTACCGAAGAGGGTTGCTTTGTATAGTTTACTTATGGCTATTTTCTTTCAACAAATTCGGGTTGTCGTGAATATTACTAACGACTGTCATAGCATGCCATTCGCCTAAAGGTCTCATGCCGACTTTTTTTTCAAAATCGAATTGTAATGCGAATGTAGCAAGTTCTTTGTTCCACAATACAAGAGCTATATGTTGCTCACACATAAGTATATCGCCCTCATAGATTTCCTTTCTATTCTTGTCGCACAAGCCCGTGAACTGACCTAACGTCTCTGGACGTACAACTGAAACCTCATCATCGAATAATTCGATAGCTACACCTGTCTTGTTGGTAATTTGATAATCACTTTGTGAGCCTTTATATATAATACATCCATTTCCAATATGAATTAAATCGCCATACACCCATTCATTATTATCAACACTTTTCCCTCTGAATTTTATTTCACGCTTCATAATCAATACTTTTCTCGTTTTTAATCAATCAGTTCAAATTCATAAACGAATACATAGGGATTGGATTCCCATGTACCTTTGCCGGAGACTTTATCTATTAGTTCTGCGAAGGCGTCACAAGGATTACTGTAGTCGGGTATATCTGCGTAATGGAATGAATAAAAAGGAATATCCTTTTGTCCAGCATCCCATTTAAAAATTCCTTCTTTCAAGCAATCTTCATCGGAAATGTCTTGCAACCGTTCTATCTTGATGTCGGTAATGCGGATATGATGGGGCATGAGGTCAGCGCGGACAAACATTTTATTAGTCCAACCGGGATATAATTTCAGTTCAGGCAATATAGAATCCAAGTATTCTAAGAAAGCTGCATTTTTCCCTTTTCTATGAAATCGGTCAACATCCATATAGCTTTGCGCAATGGCAACAACTTCTCCAAGTTCATATTTCGGCAATATCTCGCCCATATCAAACTCTCTTTCATCAGCA